ATGTCTTTATCTGCACATAGTAATCGTTCTATGTTTCTCCAACTAAAACCTATATCTGCATCAATAAATAAAAGGTGAGTTGCCACAAAATCTTTGTCATCCATCATCATTGAAACTATTGTATTTCTAGCTCTGGTTATTAGACTTTCATTTCCCATGGATTGAAAACGTAATCCAACTCCTTTAGCCATGGTCCATTGTTGAACCTCAAGTAAACCATGTAACGTGGCCTCACATAACATTCCTCCGTACATTGGCATTCCTAAATATACTTTAAAGTTTTTTTCTTTTAATTCATTTGGTTGTATCATGTTTTCTCCTTAAATTTAAAAGCTACTGTAAATCTGTGTTGCGTTCTGTAAGGAGAAGCTGTGTGCTTATAGTCTGCTGGAAAAACTATTATTCTCCCTGGTATAGGTAAAATAGATGATAAAGTATTATTTTCTGATAAAAATTTTGTTTCACCATCTTCATCTAAATCAAAATTAAGATTTGCATAATAAAGTAGAGTGTATTCTTTAGAGGACCCATCTGTGTGATAATTAGCATATTCTCCAGGAATAAATAAATTAACAAAAGAACGATGAATAATTTTATCTTTTAGTGTTTCATTTTCTTTTACGAATGCATGTATAGATTTATAAGTTAATGTTGTTTCCGATAGTTCAGTGGTTAAACCAGTGGGTTTAGAATCTACATTATCGGTCTCTCCAAAATTATAAGGTAAAGAACATATTTCTTTAAAAATGTCCTCTTTATTTTGTATTTGATTATCGTATATTTTTAACATCACCAAAGTGTTCCATTAGCTATGAGCTTCGGTCTAGTTTCTGTAAGCAATTTTAAATTAATTAGCTCTTGTTTATGTTTTGTTTCTGAACTAAATTTATAACTCATCCAATAAGGCATACAATATAAACAATTAGGTTCTAGTGTAATTTTCTTAGACTCATTTAATAAAATAGCCTCTAAATTTAAATCTTTAATTGACTTTGTGTAAAACATGTTAAAAGTTCTATCTTGTGGGTCAAAAAACCAATCAGTGCTACCCTCATCAAAATAATAAAAATTCATATCTTTTTCAATTGTATGTGTACCACTTAACTTAAAAGTAAAAGTTTTGCTTATGAGTAAAAGCATTTTGTTAAAAAAATTTATTTTTCCTTCTATACTATCGGTGTTTACTTCTTTCACGCCCCATTTTATTATGTAGTTACTAATCATAATTTTTTCTCCTCCATATTTTTCTTTTGTAGTTATCTGCAACATTATTAAATAAATTAAAATGTTCATGTTGTTTTTTATCTGTGTCAATGTCAGAGACTTTCATTTGCCATTGATCTCTTAAAAAAGGAAAAACCAACATTACAGGGTCTCCTTTCTTTAACAAAAATGATTTTTTTTCGTCAAACTTTTTTAAGAAAAAAGGAAAGTTGACTTGGTTGTAATACACATCTGTTTCTACTATTGCGTCTAATGTTCTAATACCTCTCTCTCCACCATGGTTGAGAGGATTTATAAATAAACAACTATAATTTTTTGGAGTTTCTATAATCCAAGGATTTAAGTATTTGAATGGTATGTCATATTCATCAGGTCTTACAAAGCCTTGATTTATTTGATTACTATTGTGTAACTCAATACCAACATTAATTCCTGGATAATCATCTATATGTAAACTATCTGGTAATCTAAATCCTATTCCTTTTTTGTCATCCTTTGTTTCGTGCCAAAATATGATGTCAACTGGATTTAATATTGCATAACCAGAGGTAAATGCATCTAACATTGGCACACATTTTTTTGCAGTTGCATCTTGGAAAATAGTTTTATTCCCATAATAATTTGGTAATTTTTTATACCATTCTGGAGCTAATTTTTTTATTGGCACTGGCTCAATAAGTTCTTTTTTATATGATGATTTAAAAGTTATTGTTTTCTTAAACATGAGGGTAAACCTAAAAAAGGTCTAGTATCGTATTTATTTTTTTCAGCGTTTTCTGTGTTTACATCATTATAATGTAAAAACACTTGCACACACTGACTACCAGTAAAAGCGTATCTCCAATGCTCACACAATGCACCCTTATAAATTAACATGTCTCCTGGTCTTAAATTTATCTCCGTGCCTTCATTACCTGTCTCTCCTGTAGGATCTAAATAAATTGGCCATGGATCTCCACCTAAATTAAGAGTAGTTGATATTTCACATGAAAATCTATCTTTGTGTCTGTATAAGGTATCACCATATTTATAAATTCTTGCATAAGAATAATTTTCATAAAGTCTCTTACCTGTTTGAGTTTCCATTAAAGGTTTTAATTTTTTTAATAAAGTTTCCATAGCAAAATCAGCGTAATGACTGTATGTTCCCGGAACTTGCTCATCATTCCAAACGCCTAAATACTCTATGAACGGTGAAATAATTTTTGTATATTTCATTTGGTCCACTACTTTTCTTTTCATTAAAAAATAATTTTTTACAAAATCTGCTAACTCTTGACTGATAGCATTTTGAACGACCACATAATTATGTTTATCGAATAAATTTTCTACTTCCATTTTTCTCCGTTAAACCATATCACTATAGATAATCTTTCACCTTTCGTTACTGGTGTAACTTGATGATAAATATAACTTGGAAAGATTATAGCACTACCTTTTATTCTAAGTTTTTCTAATTTTATTATCTTATCTTCTTGACTTTTATTCGGATTTTCCATTGGGTTATAAAACTGAAGATCTCCACCCTCGTATTCATTAGAGTCAACTAAAGGTATAACAACCGATATTTTTCTTTGTAGTCCATTAGGTAAATTTTCATAAACATCTTGATGCCATCCGTAGAACTGACCCACCTTATATCTAGTGAACTGTATGTCCTCTGGAGCACTTAAAACAAAATTCCAATCTTGCTCTTGATTTATTTGATATACTAATCCCTCTATCCAATCGTATATCCATTTGTCTTTTAGCCAAGTTACTCTCGAATTTCTTACTTTTTTATCATCACCTTTTTGTATTACACCATCTATTTCTTGTTGATTTTTAGCTGATTGAATTATGTCATGACAAACATGATCAGGAAAATAACCTTCACTTATAATAAAATTCTGATTAACAATCATTTCTAAGTATTTAAGATATAATACTTAGCTTTAACTTAATGTCAATGTGGGCCAATTAATGTTGTTTTCGTTATATGATGTGCTTTCGTTTGGAAAGTCTCTAAGTTCTTGCCTGTAGGTCTTAATATTAGCTAGGTTGGACTCTTGACCAGTGGCCTTATAAGGACTGTCCTCTAGCACCATCCAATCAGACTGTTCTAATTTTTCGTTTCTCATGACTCTAACTTCTTCAATATCATAGGGTTTAAATTCATGCACATCTGTGCCATCATAATACCATTGATTAGCAACTGAATCATTACTTACCTCGATATATTCATCTCCACCCGCTATTGTTGGTCTAGAGTCAGCCACATATAATACTCTGTTATTTGAGTCTATTAATACGAATTTAGCCATTATGATATGAACTCCACGATTGTGACTTTACCTGATTGACCTGCACCACCTGGGTTAGACTGAGGACCACCGCCACCACCGTTACCACCTGAACCTACGGTAACTGTTTGACCTGCTGGAGAGTATTGTGGTGCACCAATTACAGCGTAACAAGCACCTGCTCCACCACCTCCACCGCCAGATCTAGCGTTGTTTTGGTTGAAGGTTCCACCTCCACCACCATTACCTGCACCTGGAAAGCCACCTGCTTGTCCTGCACCACCTGCACTTCGTCCCGGTAAAACACCAGAGTTTCCAGAGTTTCCAGCGAAACCTGCGTAAGGAATATTTGAACTTGCAGTGCCACCACTGCCTGCTCCACCACCACCACTAGCGTTACCACCGTTAGCAGTTAAGAAAGATCCAAAAGAAGAAGCTTGACCTGCTTGGCCTCCACCACCACTGTTGTGACCTCCTCCACCGCCACCGCCACCACCGACTACGGAGATTGAAATAAACTGTGAACCTGAGGCTGCTGTGAAAGTACCTGAGTTATTAAAAGTTGTAGTTGTTCCACTACCGATACCACCACCTGCGGGATCTGCAAATTCTAAAGCACTTGCTCCAGAATTAACCTGTATGATTTGTCCAGCAGTTCCAATTGATGTTAAACCTGTACCACCTTTTGAAGTTGGGACGGTAGGTAATCTTGCATCTGCGACTGTACCACTTGCAAGGTTAGTTGCATTCAAGTCTGTAAGTGCAGAACCATTTAAGGCAGGAAGAGTCGCTGGAAATCTTGCATCTGGAATTGTTCCTGAATCTAATTCACTTGCGTTTAAAGTTGTTAAATTTGCACCAGAAGCTGCGGGTAAAGTAGCAGGAAATCTTGCATCTGGTAAAGTTCCAGATCCTAAGGCTCCTGCATCAGTGGATGAAATTATTTCTACGTTAAAGTTTGAAGCACCGTCACAAAATACTGTAGTCTTAGCTCCTTGTGCAATTACGACTCCATTTGCATCGTGACCAGTAGCTGAAATTTTTAAATCATGAGAACCTGAAGTATTGTTAAAAAAGTTATATTCACTCTCCACAGCAGGAATAAATACACTTATCGCACCTGTTAAAGCTCCAGTTAATTCAATAGTTTTATTTGATGACTCTGCTGTGTCTGAGGCGTTAGCTGTAGTTAACGTTATATTAGATGAACCAGCGACAGATTTTGCTAAATATCCTGCTGAAAAAGCATCAACAACCTCTAGGTTATTATTGGTATTTGTCCCCCATGTGTTGGCGTTTGCACCAGTTGCCATGAGTTCTAATTTGAGTCTATCTGAGTATGTACTTGACATGTTTTTACCTCTCTAAAATATATCTTTTTTTAATATCCTAGCAACATTTTTTTTATGCTGCATTTACTTCCGTCCATGTATTACTTGCCCCTGTTACCACATTTGCCCAAGGTGTTTCAAAAGTATCTCCTAGAACTGTTGTTAAATCTATTCCTGTTACATTTACGACAGCCTCTCCGATACCTTGTGCTGTACCCTCTGCAAAAGTTAGAGCTACTGTGGAAACACTGACTATCACACCAGTACCGACTTCAACTGTCTCTGTGCCTAAGGAGAAACTACTTGATAAGCTACCAAGCGTAACTAAAGCATCAGCAGTGGTGCTTACACTACCTAAGGCTGAAGTCATGGCCACTGAAGGTGCATCTACTTGTGTAAATATATCTATTACTGGTGTACCAATAGCAAAATCTAATTGATCGGAAGGTGCTATGACACCAACATTACCTTCACCAGTAATTCCTGACGCTCCAGATAAGGCCACACCTACCGTAAGAGCTGTTGGATTTACTAAAGCAGTTGCCTCTGAAACCTCTAATGTTCCTGCCGTTGAGGTCATTGATAGACCAGTTACAGAAACTATGACACCAGTTCCAACTTCTTGTGTCGTGGTCCCTAACGCAGTGGACATGGACACGCTACTGACGTTAGTTATAAATTCTATATTTTCATTCCAAGCAAAAGAACCCCATGTGCCTCTACCCCAACCTGCGTCCACTGATCCTGTAGCAGACTCAGCTCCTGTTGCAAAGGACATAGATAAGCTACCGGCAACTACACCGGCACCTTCGTTTACTGTTACACCTGATAATTGTGTTTCGAATGAAACACCTGTTAAATTAAAGACAGATACTTGTTCTGCCTCTGCCGTACCTAATGCAGAAGTAACTTGTAATGAGTCTAATGTTACTAAACTATCTCCAACAACACTTTCAGTTCCTAAAGCTGTTGACGCTGATACCCCAGTAACAGATACTGTGATCGAACTTTGTTGGCCCCAAAAGCCTTGTCCCCACGTTCCCTCATTCCAAGCATCTGCCATGGTAATGACCTTCTATATTAAGATAATCTTAATATAGCACTTGAAGCATCGTTAGTTGGAAATGCGATTGTAAATGTTCCGTTTGTTGATGTTTTAACACTACCAAAATCTAAAACTGCAATAGCTGCATTTGTATTTGTTGATGATCTATTATAGATCAAAGCTGCCTGAGCTGATATTGTAGCTGAAGTGAAGCTTACGTTTGCGAAATCAACAAATGCTGTTGATGCTGTTGCACTAGTTGCTGTTAATCCAATGGTTGCACCAGTTAGAGTTGCTCCGCCACTAGCATATGTTCCTGAGTTTCCAACTTCGTTTGTTGCTGAAAACGCTGTAGTGTTTCCATTTAAAGTTGCAGAGTTTGTGTATAGAGCAAGATTGATTGTATCGTTATCAATATCGTGATCTCCTGCCAACAACTCTTTTTTAAATGAAGCACACACTGCTTGATTTATTGCCATTTTTATTTACTCCCTTTATGGTGTTAGCGATTTTATCGGAATTCGTAACACACCATTTTGATACTCATCCCTACGTTTACGACCCATTTGCTCTTGTGCAAAATCTTGCAGAGCCACTTGGTACTTACCTTCGTATAATTGCATATCTTGTGGATTTTTCAAGTATGAATAAGCTTCTGATAAAGTCCCATATAATAAAACTTCAGGTGCATTATTTGAAACAAAAGTTGTAGTGCTAGTGCTCCCTGAACCATTTCCTAATCTCTCAGGAGTTTCATCATACCACATTTCAACCGTGTAAGCTAAATTAGGAGTAGGTGCGACTACTAAAGTATTGCTATCCCAATTACCCCAATATTTTGGTTTACCTGTAAAATTCCT